TACTGAGTCTGCTCAAAGGTATGTCTGTAGTTTCAGAACCAGTTGTTTCTCTGATAAATACGTCTAGCACATCAATAGGTGCAGTAGCGTTGGTGCTATCAACATTGTATGTTTTGCTATCTTTCACCATGGCTACAGTTTTTTCTGCAACCGTCCATTGGTTAAGTCCTCTATTGGCCCACTCTGCCAACATAATATTAAGACTTCTAGTTGCGCTCTTGAGATCGTAACCAGTGCGTAGCTCTATGCCACATCTTTCAAAAGCTTCTTCTATGTATTCAGCTACATCAGGCTCAAAATTCTTACTACTTGATGTTGCCATTATTTTTTCTTATTTTTCTTTAAAGTTTTTTCTAATCGTTTAGCTTGGTTCGCATGTAACCTTGATGCGTTTTTAAGCTCTTTAATCATCTTAACTGTTTGTGGTCTTGTAAGTTCTGTCATATTAATCCTCTGGAGCGTATAGATTATCAAATGTTATGTTTGGGTCCATATAACTCTCATGTTGTTCTGCTGAATGTGTCCACTGTGAAGGCATAAAATCAGGAGCTCCTTCACCAACACGCCACAAGGCTGGGTTTGTTGCTCTTACTCTATTGTTAGGTAGAGCCACAAAGTTACCAGTCCAAGGACCAGCTTCTGTTAAATATAACACATGTGACTGTTTATGTTGAGCCGGGTCATCAGCTATCGAGTTATCTGTGTAGTCAACTGTAAACATATACTTACCTGTTACGAACTCTCCTCCTATCTTACATATCCATGGAGATGAGCTTACCCTGTCCATAATAACCACAGAATGGTCATGACTCAAGCAATCCCAAGGTTGAGCTAAGTGATCTTCCATTGGTTCTGGAGAGTTTTCTAATGGTATGTCAGCAACGAGTGCCTGTATAGGCATCCTAGCCCACATGGCTCCGCCATGTACATTAGGTGCATCTTCCATGTCGTCTATTTCACAACCTGTAAAAACCACCTGAAATGACAGCGATCTGTCTGGTAATGTGTTAACAGCTATAGCCAAAGCGTGTAGATACTCGCCATGATAGTCTGTATGGTTTGCTGTAAATTCTTTTCTTACCCAGCATTTAAACTGGGGAATGTTTGATATTAAATACGCCACAATATTTAATCCTTATAATTTAGTTAAATTGTATAATCGCCACCTCTAGTAGCTGCACCCATGCCTCTAGCTACACCTTTTCTCTTAACAGGTCCGCCTCTTGCCATGTATTTAGTACCTTTGCCTTTAGCCATACCGCCTTTAGCCATATACTTAGTGCCTTTACCTTTACCTTTACCTTTAGTAGAACCACCTTTAGCCATATACTTAGTGCCTTTACCTTTAGTAGAACCACCTTTAGCCATATACTTAGTGCCTTTACCTTTACCTTTGGCAGAACCACCTTTAGCCATGTACTTAGTGCCCTTGGCTTTACCTTTAGCCATGCCACCTTTTTTCATACCTTTAGTACCTTTCATAATTTCTCCTATCTTCTGCCAAACAATCCCATGTTGCCTGACTTTGATTTACTTATCTTACCACCTCTTGAGGCGAATGTTGAAACATTAGTTGGTTTACCACCAACACCTTGTTTTTTTGCTCTTTTTCTAGTCACAGCTGATGTTACTTGTGACTTTGACATACTTGAAGCTTTCGCTGCTGGTACACATTTAGGATATTTTCTTTTAGCATCTGCTTTTTGTTTGGAACGACCACATTTTTTATAGCCACCACCTTTTTTTGGTGAGCCTATATCAACCCAGTCTTCTTTAAACCACTTCGTCAAACTCATACTAGCTTCTCGGCATTTTAGTTTTTTTACGCCTGTCGTTCATCATAGCACCACAGCCTCTGCCTTGTACCATAACTGTACCACCTTGGTTTAATCTTATAGCTCCACCTGTAGCTTTCTTCTTACCTTTATACTTGCCACCCATTTTTTTATACTCTTTAACCATGTAAGCATTGGCATAAGCTGATGGGTAAACATCAAACTTAGCCTTGGCCTTGCTTTTAGCTTTTCTGTATAAACTTGGATTTGATACGCTTTTAGGTACTTGTGATCTTGATATTGCCATTAGCACTTCCACCTTCTTCTTGCTTGCCTAATTCGTGAGTTAGGGTCATTTTTTGTTTTAGCAGAGCTTTTCTTTAATTGTCCAAGCGACCTTGCACAATAAGACTTACGTCTTTTAGCTGCCTTGCTACCTTTCTTAACTTTGCCTGTTACAGCAGTTTTTAACTTAGAACCGGGGTTTGCTTTGCGATAAGCAGCAACACCCTTTTTGGTCATTCCAGCACCTTTACCAGTAGGGCGGTAATTACCGCCCTTCCCAGTCGTTTTCCTTATAGGTTCTGCCTTTTTTTTAGGTTTTTTTACAGCCATTCATTAATAATTCTTATTCAAGACCAATATGATCGAATAAGTATCACCACTTGAATGTCCAATAGTAGTTAAGTCAATATCACCTGTTACACCACTACCAGCATTATTCGGTATGCCTGTGAACAAGTCATAGTATTCATCTCCTGTACTATCTGCTGGTAAACCAGTTAAAAGAACATTTGTACTAGCGTCAAATTCTAGGTTTACACCCATGCCTCTTGTAGCCCAATAAATACGAGCTACAGAAACAGAAGTGCAAGCGTCACCACTATTATTTGCTTGTAAAGCTGATACATCAACCTTTTTGACAGCACTTTCACCTGTGCCATCAGATACATTTGTAAACTTCAGGACAGCAATTCTTTGCCCATCCTGAATAGTTTGTGAGGTTACTGCGTCTGCCATTATTTACTCCTAGCTTAAATTCATGTTAATGAGTGAGTATTCTGTATTAGCTGATACAGCCATTACATCACCAATTTCCATTAACACGTTATCTGTTGCTGGAGCAACTCCACCGGCTGTTCCACCTGAACGAACTGCTGCATTACCTACAACTAAAGTTCCTACAGTTAACAAAGCTGCTGGTCCTGACATTACTGCCCAACCAAAATAGTCTGCTGTTAGATCAACTACTGTAGCTCCCATAATCGCACCTGTTTCTGTTGCCGGAGCAACAATAAGGTCGTTATTTGGGTCAGCTAGTAATGATAATTGTGAACTAGTTGTTAAAGCAGTTTTAAGTGCATCGTAACAAGTTATTACTACTGATGGGTCTGCTGAATGGTCGTGAGCTGGATTAGATTTTACTCTAAGCATTTGCCCTTCACCATTTACGTCATTTACCCAAAGATAACCATTTGCATATTGATTTAAGGTTAAATCAGTTCCACCTGTTTCTACAGAAATAGCTGTTTCACCAGCTGCTACTGCTGCTGTTGCTGTCATGTTTGCGTGGTCAGAAACTATTGCTGGTTGTTGTAAGAGTTTACCAGCTGTTACTGCTGTGCCACCTATTCCAACATAACGATAAACATTATTTCCATAAACCAACTTAGCTCCTAATGGAAATAGTTGTGTTGCACTTTCTGCGTAAGGGTTAGCTGTACCATATTGACTACCGCCTTTACCTACGATTAAATCAGCTGGTCCGAAACCTGTTGCTGCAACATATTGAATATGTCCACCATCATCAGTAAAAATATTACCATCTGCGTTTATTACTAAACCATCAGTAACAGCACCTGTTGATGCAGCTACGTCTATTGTTTTAAAACCACCTTGTGACCTGACTGGTCCACTAAATGTCGAATTTGCCATAATTTCCTCCTTCGGAAATAAGTTTTATCATCTCGGCTAGTCTGCTAGGTCAGTTGATAAAACAATATAAAAAAATCCTAGTAGTAAAATCATACTCTCTGCAATCATATAGTGCAAATTGTTTACGCCAAAAAAAAAGGCAACCTAAGTTGCCTTTCCTTTGAAATAGTTGAGTTATAAACGCTATTTCTAATCGTTCTAGTTATGCACCTTGCGACCCATAAATTCCTCTCCAATCAGAGAAACCAAAAGAATAACGCTCACGAGCTTTATATCTAATGTTTCCAGTCGAAAAGTCTGGTTCCATAGAAGTTTCCATACCACTTCTTTGGAACATTTTTAGACCATCGCCTTGATCGGTGACAGAAGTTAACAGGAAGAAAGCATCTGGGTCTGTCAGATAATGATTTACTGAATAACCACCGGGTAGTACCCCTGTGCTTCTTACAGCGTTTAAATCATTGTCTGAAGTTCCAGTTCTAAGATTTGAATTTAGTATTCTTTCTGCAACAAAAACAAGTTCACTAGGAACTATCATTTTTGAAGCTTGAACAGATATAGTCAATCCTCTGTCATCTGTGAAACCACTGATGTCAATCAAAGCATCTTCCAATGAGGTTTCATTGAGGTCAGCCATTGATGTGGCTCTATTAGCAGCTGAACCACCACCTGATAGTGGATGATCTGTTGCTATTAGTGATTTACCATCTCCACCAGTAAAACTGGAAGAGAAAGCATTATTTAACACATCAGCACCTTTAACTTCTTTAGTATTCGCCATAGACTTAGCTAATGCTTTCACATAGCGTTTGCCTAACGAATCGTAAAGATTATCTTCTACTGCTTCTTCTGTGAGAGCAAACGCTAGAGCCACTGTGTCGTGGGTATAACGTGCACTATAACTTTCAGTTGCATTGTCAAAACTTACGCTTTGACCTTCAGTTTTTGTTGGTGCGGAACCAAATCCAGTGATTAACACTTCTTCTTCAAAAGCACGATTTGAATCCTCAATAGAGAAGATGTCTTCGTACTCCCTGTCATACTCATCATAAGACAAGCCAAACAGGCTGTTTAATCCCGGTTCTAACTCTTTAGCGAGTTGAGCTCTTGATATTGCCATTATTTAACTCCTTATGCTAAACCAGCACCTTTTTGACCCATGATGTGGTTTTGAATCACACATAGAACATTGGTGTTAGCTGATGCTACATCATCATTATCAGGGTCTTCTGAAATATCTATTACCTTCAAAGGGAGAGTAGCTGTTGTAGCACCAGTAGTTACATCAACCTCTGAATTAGATATGCCTGAAGAAGTATCGCCAACAGGAGAGTTGTCTACTATGTCGAAATTTCCAAACAAGTCAGCGACAGGAAAAGTGTCGTCTGCTTGTACTTCAAATACAACATTTGAGTCATCAATCACGTTAGCTACTATATCAGAAGCAGCTATGCTTCCGGGATAGTAATTTTTGAAAACTTGTTCGCCTGTGGTTGGGTCAGTATAACTGACTCCATTAAACACTCCGACAACAGGAACAGTACCAGTGGCAGCGTGTCTTCCCAGTACACCAGCAGTTAACTGCGTGACCAAGTCGCCTTGGAAAATTGGTGTAGTGGCTCCACTCGCTATCCTATATCTGGATTGTCCTCCAGAATAAGGTGCTCCGCCCATCATACGAACAGGTTTCAATCCAAAAGGGGCATCTTTATTAGCCATAATTTTTACCTATTAATATTAGTTACTTTTTCCCAAAAGTAACATTAGACTTCCTTTGCGAGTCATACTTCACATATCTTCCATCTCTAGCAGATTCGTTAAACATGTTATTGTCTAACGCTTCTTTTGCTTGTTGATTTTTGCCAGCGTAATATTCATTACGTTCAGCAATAGTTTCTGTTGGTATCTTCGCTAAAAGTAGTCCTTCATTATAAACAACACCAGTATGTCTGCCAGAATCCATAGTAGGTAAGTTGAAATCTTCAGGTAAATCAGAACCTCTTACAAGTTCCCAACCTTCTCTGAGTCTTCTACTCACGTTTGCTCTATCCTCTTGCCCCATCATAGATTCTCTTATCCATCGATATTCATATCCTTCAGGTGCTGGAGGTGTTTCTAGTTTTCTTACTGGTCGCCATGGGGTTCTACGAGATTCTTTAGCGTGAGACTCGGATTCACGAGATTGTCTGGTAGTAGTTTCTTGTTCTATTTCGTTAGTCATTTTATTTTGCCTCTCTTTGTGAAATTTTTTGTTTCTCTTTAGCAACAGATTTCAACCATGCCTCTTCAGACATATTATGTGGTTTCAATCCTCTGAGACGTTCAACTTCTGATTTAGAAAAAGTCACTCCGTTCTTCTTGCCTTGTGTTTTCTGACGACTTCCTACAGAAGTTGAAGTGACTCTTTGCACAGCGGGTCTGTCTTCATTTTGCACGTCTTCATTAGCCTGTAAATCAGGATAAACTTTGTAAACTCTACTATTTAGCTCACTGTAATAATCATCAGAGTCAGCTTCATAGCCCTCGTTTATGAGGTTATAGTGTGTGAAATAAGCAAATTGTGTTGCTTGTACAGTTTCATCACTACTATTATCACCATACCATTGATTGCTTTCATGCCAGCTCTTTGCTTGTGAGCTTGGTTCTGGTGCAACCTGTTGAGGTTGTTGATATTCTTGATATTGTTCTTGTTGTACTAGTTGTGGATTTTGAAAATTTTGTTGAGATTCTTCTTGTTCTCTTATTTTTTCTTTTTGTATGCTTAGATCGGTCTTTAGAGTGTCAGCCTTTGACATCAAATCAGCATCTCCAGAATCTACAGCTCTTTTGTACAAGTCATTAGCTTGCAGTTCTTTAGCTTCAATAGCTTCTTTTTCTTTTAGTAACAGATTTTGTTGTGTCTGTAACTTTTCTTGGTTAAGTAACGCTGTTTCTTGTTGCTTTTGAGCCAACATTTGCTCCAGTCTAGCTGCTTTTTCTTCAACTTGTCTGTTGCGTTCATTTAACTTATTTATTCTTTTAGATACAGATTTTGTATAGTTTTCTAACTCATCATCTGGGTTAGTCTCTGCTACAGCCTCCTGTTCTACTACCTCTACTTCAACATCTTCAGCTTCAGGCTGAATTTGTTGTGCATTTTCTTGTTCATTCATCATAAACTCACTATGTCATCAGGATTGAGAATTGTGGCTATAACCTCATCATCATTGATGATTCTGACCTCTGCACCATCCTCAAGTTTAAACCTAGAGCCAGAGTAACGCCCTATTAAAACCCATTGTTTTTCTTCACACCAAGGTTTGCCAGCAAATCGTTTTTTATCTTTGTAGCACTCAGCTCCTTGCTTGACCACATAAGCTACTACAGTTGCTAGAGCTTCTCTATCTACTGTGCTTTGTGCTAAATGTATACCACCTTTGGTTGTAGCTTTACCAGCATATGGTAAGACTAACATGCGATAACCAGTTGGTTGTGGCATCCTGTCTAAAACTGATTTGTCTAATAAGGTAGGGTCGAGAACTCTTGCTTCTTCTTCTATGTAAGCATTAGCTACTATGTCGTTAGTTGATTTTAGTTCTGCCATTTAGTCTTTCTTAAATAAATTCTGTAATTCTGTCTTCATATAGTATAAAGCAGATAGTTCTCCTTGCAAATATTTATAATGTTCCATATCTTTTAAGCCACCTGACATTAAAGTTTCAGCGACTTGTGCTTCTCTCTGAGATATAAGTTTTTTGATTGCATCAAGCAATTCGTAATCATCTGGCATTATTTTTTAGTTTTTGCTGGTCTGCCTCTTTTTTTAGCTGTTGTCTTTGCCTTTGGCTTGGCTTTTGCCTTTGGTTTTGGTTTTTCTACAGGCTCTTCTACAACCTCTTCTACAACCTCTTCAACA